GTATTGTCTTCACTAACCGGGTCTTTATGATTTAAAGTTGTTAGTGAGTTCTCAATATACCAACCACCTTTGTCTTGAAAGGCATGAGACCATACTCTTTGCCATGGCATTTCTTCGCCATTAGGAGCAGGTAAAAATCTAATAACAGCATAGCCGTTACCAGTTTTATCTAACTCTGGTTTCCAAAGTCTGTCGTCTTGGTATTTGTTTTTGTTTGATTGATCCTCTGGTGAAAGTTTTGTTTCCAGAGCTTTTGTTATTGCGTCAAAATTACTTGACGAGCTTTTTAATGATTCAAAGTCCATATTTATTCTCCTATATTTTAAATATTCGTTGTCTTTGTGTAGGCTGTATTATCGCCTTCATATAGTATTTATACAAGTTTTTCATACTCGTTTAAATATTTCATCACATTTTCTGGTGTAGATACCTCGTAGGGGTCATCATCATCTGAAAAGTTGTTGAAACCTGGTTCCTCAAACATGGCTTCTATTTTGCCATCATTGATAATTACTGCATATCGCCAAGACCTCATACCAAAACCTTGTTTAGGTTTTGCAACTAACATTCCCATATTACTTGTAAATGTACCACAACCATCTGGTATCATCTTGACATTTTTAATTTCTAAATCTCTTGCCCAAGCATTCATTACAAAGGCGTCATTAACAGATATACAATATACATCATCTATACCGTTATCAATAAACTTATTATAATTTCTATCATAACTTGGTAGTTCTTCACCTGAACATGTAGGTGTAAATGCACCTGGCAAACTAAACATTACTATTCTTTTATCTTTAAATAATTCATCTGTTGTTTTATCAACCCATGAACCACCGATAAAAGTACAACCACCTTTTTCATCTGTATCACCTGTTCTAAATTTGAAAGTATGTGGTTTCACTTTCCAATCTTGTATATCCCATTTATTCATTTTATATTCTCTTATTGTACATTGATAAACAATATGCGTCTTTCGTGGGATTAGTTGGAACGCACCCACAATCTTCCAGGAAGAGTCCATCTATGTGTAGATAGTCCCTACTCAAAACTAAATATGGTGTCTTCAGCCACTCGGCCGTAACCCTCCATACCCATGCCTTTTGCCCTCTTAAGCAATTTTCAGCCAGAAAGAGTAATACACTTGCAATTATATTATTTTTACGCATATTGTTTATCAATATACACCATTTACGCTAGGTTGTCAAGCGTGGAATAATCGGCGTATGTTATATTTTTTCTTTTTTCCCATTCTTTGATAGGACCATTTACTTGGTCTCTACTATCATTATATTTGTTTATCTTTATAAATTTAACATTAGGAAACCACTCTGATAAAGTATACCATTGATTAATCCAGTTTATGGCAGGTGTAGGACCATTCTCTGGTGCTACATAATGTTTAGTTCCCTTATATAGATTGTTTACTTTATCTGTTTCACTATGTAAATCGTGACCTATTAAATATATTTCATCTGGTTTTTCTTTTAATATTGCAACATAACCACTACTTGCACCACAAGCCCAACCATAATCGCCTGTTTTTTGACCAGGAAAAGGTTCTAAATCTCTAATACTATAAGAATAATCTGGTTCTTTTATCCAAGACACTTTAATTGTAGCATGATTTATATGTTTCTTTTCTAAAGTAAATAATTCATCATTATATTTTTTGGGGTCCCTTTTAATCATGTTTACTATGCCTTGAATATTAGAGCCATGCATTACATATTCTTTACTATCACCTCTCTCATTAGATTTTAAAACTTTTTTTAATGTTTCATCTGCCTCTGTTTTATCCATTGCACCGTATAACATTTGTTCATATGTCATAGCAGGCACTTTAGTCCAATCTCTAAAATAACAAGGTATCTTTTGTGCTACGCCAGCATGATATATCTCATGCATAATACCATGGTCAACAGCAGTAAGTACATCTGGCATATAATCTCTATAAATTGCATTGCATCCATAAATTTTACCAAATGGTTTTAGTTTATCTAAATCAAAACCTTTTCTACTTTCACCGTTACCTATACAAAATACTCTTTTCATTTTTTGCCTGTCTGCTTTGTTTTGCCTGGACATTTTTAGTCCAATATTTAATATCTCTTCTTCTTTTGGCCATTCTTCGTCAAAATATTTTATCATAAAGGTATCATACAATCAGCACACTTTGTTAATTCTGTTAATATGCCAATTAATAATACCGTTGACAAGATTGCATTTAAAAATATCAATGCTCTATCGTGCCATAAAAAACCTACAACTAACCAACCTATCGTTCCTAAAAAACTAAAATATAAATCATACATGTGATTAAAGTCAGAAGCTCTAAAACAAACTGCAATCATCAAAAATATACTAGCAATCCATTTTATATACCATGATAGGTCATATCTTGGTGTTATCTTTTTTATTACTCTTGTACTATTTAATTTGGATATCTTATCGTCCAACTTTTCTTTAATAGGTTCTATTGTCATACAAATACATCTTTCATAATCATTTTTGCCTGTGTCTGATTATATAACACAAAAGGTTTCAACTTGGCAAGCGTATGTGCGATTTTAGGCCATACAACTTTTTCATTAATTTCTTTAGACCATACCTTACTAAACGATAATACTGAATCAAGTATGATGGTGGTCTGGATGTGAATTTTTTTTTGAATATGTAATCGCAAAACTCTAGGATGTTGTCCGCTATGTACGCTAAAGCCATCATCAAAAAGAATAGACTTGTTATCAAAGTCATTACGAATAGCCACCAAATCGTTACGAAAATGGTAGTCAAATGACTCTTTGTACTTTTTAAATCTGGTATAATTTTCAGCACCCTCATTATTTAATACATTACCAATCCACTTATTACCATCAACAGCAAAATTACTAACAAAAAAATCCAATATATCTCGCTCATTATATCTTTTAGATAACTTATGAAAGAAGTACCTATCTGGCCTTTTAGTAAAGCTTTCCAACTTTGCCGTAACTCTACCACCATATTTGTTATAATCGTAATCGGTAGTAAAGTGATTCTTAACTGCCAAATATGTTTTAAATACATCAAAGCCACCATACATTATAATTTATACTCAAAGTTTTGTGTTTCTTCATTAATATGTACCTGTTTTGCACCGTTCTTAACATGAAAGTGTGTTGCCATTGGTGTCAAAGGTGATAATGTAACTAATCTTTCAAAATTATGTTTAATAGTCCACTCTCTCAACTTTTGAATTATCTCTCTACCTGCACCTCTTTTTCTTGACCATACGGTATATGCTACAACAATTTCGCCTCGTTCATTCTCTTGGTTGGCAGCTTGCGACATGTAATCCATTTCTCTTACGGTAAATGGTACTTCAGGACACAATGCAATACAAACTATTGCTTCTATCTCATCATTATATTTTAGACCAAATATTTTTCTACCTTGTGTAATTCTAAAACCTAAAGTTAATTCAGGTCTTACAGGATCCTCTGACACATCTATATCATCAAGTTCTACCAACTCTGTGCCTTTGACCCATTTAAAAAAGTCTTCTATATTATCTTTTAATATCTTCATACCGGTAATTTACCTGTTTGTTCAATCTTAATAAGATTGGCCTTACTGGCTTCTACTTGTATTTTTTCTTTTAATGCTTTTGAGATTAGACGGCCTACTGATTCGACCTCTATTTTATTTTCTTCACAATACCATATTATAGCATCCATATAAGTTATAGGCCTCTTGTCTTTGACAACACCCTCAATAATTAAACTAAATTCTTTACTATTCATCTATCAAATATATCATAATTTATTAAAAATGTAAAGCCTAGGCGGCTATGGTATTTGTATTTTCTTCTTGCAATAATTTTCTTAACTCTTCAAGTGTGGTTTCAGTACAACCCATACTCTGTATTTCTCTGGTATCGCCTTCCATGTCAAGGTATAATTGCAAACCATCATGTAAAACCGTAAAGTTTGATTGTACATATGCCTCACAATTTATTCTATTATAAAACCATACAGATTGATTGAATTTTGGTTCCAACTCTAATGTTTCTGCGTTGAACAGCATTGCCGTGATAAAAAATATCTTTTCCATTATGTGTTCTCGCCATCATAATAGACTAAATCAAAAGATTTGTATAACATACAACTCTCTGTACCATTTGGTGTTGATACAACACTTATTGCTTGTTCATCTTCTTTGTTTATGAAATATGAAACAATATAAACAGGCGCACCATCAGGTTGAGCACTCTCTCTACCCATTGATACACTTTCTAATTCAAAATTATAGTGTTTTAAATAAGCCTCAACTCTATCATTTGTTCCACAAATTACAGGTAATTGTGACCAATACATTCCATTGAATTGCGAATTGATATCAGGCTTAGTTTTGTGTTCAGCGGTTGCTATACTTTTACTTATTAGAACCAGTAAGGCAGCCGCAAATATGATTTTTTTAAACATATTTTTTCCTTTCGGATAAAATGCGGCTAAATTATTTCTGCTTGATTTTATCTTGGTAATATTTATAAAAGTATTTAATTGCTTCTTCTAAATGCGACAAGTAATCTGTCTTGTTCTTTACGAATACCCGACCTGCACCATCTTCACTTGCCATTATAATAACAATTTGTTCTATCGGTGTGCCAAATAATTCTTCATACATAAATGCATAAGCGGCCGTTTGAATATAATAATTTTTGTTCCACTCATCATTTCGTTCTTTATTTGCCGTTTTAAAATCTATAACAGAAAGTTTACCGTTATATTCTGCAATACAATCAACTTGACCTGCAATTGTTAACTTCTTACTATATAAGATTTGTTCTAAACAATGTATGTTATCTATTTGTTTTAAATATGGTTTTAACAATGCAAATAGACCTAAAGGCAATACATCTCTTGTCGTAGGTGATTCACCTTTTAAATAGTTCTCAACTAAAGTATGGGTTGCTTTACCTCTTCTAGCAGCTCTATTCATTTCCCATTTAGCGGCCTCTTCACCAACATTTTTACGCCATGCGTCAAGACCTGGTTTTGGTTGAGCACCTAATACGGTTGTTATGGAAGGATATGCCTTACCATCAACTTCATAGAAACGCATACCGTCAATTCGTTTACCTTTTGTTTTAGGAAACTTACTCTCATCTAATTTTACAAAATTTGCCATGTTATATCCTTATTTTATATCCATATTATATACATTATATTTCATATTGTCAAGCCTTAAATGTTTCTATGAAGCATGTATAAATTATTTAATTTATCTCTTTCCGACTTAAACGGTTCTGCCTCTCAGCTAATCATTGTCTTAGCTAATTGAGTTGTTTCATCAACTCTTCTTGTCCAACCTCTACCAAATGTTTCAAAGGTACTTAACTTCTCATAATAACTTTGTCTTGCCTCTTGGTAATTGTCAATTGCTTTTGCTAAACCATGTTCTTCAACATATTCTGCAACTTTAGCTAATGTATTTGGTCCTATGCCACCATCTGCAACGGTGCCTATCATTGTTTGTAAATACTTGGCAGCTCTACCTGGTCCTGCATTTACACCAAAATCAAAAACGCAAAGGTCTAAACCATTTGGTAGGTTATCACCTTTCATTTTATCCCAATACCCTTTTTTATAGATTGGCGCAACATCTTCAACCGTTAAGTCTTTCATGTCTTTTGTACCACCAAACTCTTCATATACTCTTTTTGTAACGCCTAGATTAGTTTCACCGCCTGGGTCTTTAGGATGATTTACATAACCACCCTCATGGTGTAAAATTGTTTCTAAACATTTGTCATAGTTTGCTTGCATTATTTTCCTCTTGTTATCTGTAAAAATTTTTCTATTTGTGCCTTAATAATTGGTGTTCTATTCGGCCAATGTATATAAGGTTCATCACTCTTCATAAGATTGTATAAAAAAGGTAGAATTAATTTCTCTGCCTCTTTAAATCTTTTTGTAATATCTTCACTTTCTAATGTTTCAGTTACTTTATCTTTTTCTGCCACAATCTGCATGATTTCATTCATCATACTTTTTATATCGCCTACATCTGATTTTACTTTAGCTAATTCTACATTATTGGTTTCAATAACGGAAGTATCTACAGCCGTAGTGGATTCTGGTGCTTTACTAACTGGTGTAAAACCCCAATCTTGGTCAAGGTCATACTCTCTTAAATAATCTGGTATATCTTTTGCCATTATTTTTTCCCTTGTTGTCTTCTTCGGTGTTTTGCTACCGCTTGTTGAGTCTTAACTTCTTTTGTAGACCTTCGTTTATGTTGTTTTGCTAGTTCACTATTAGGGTGTGCCTCTGCAATTCTTGATAAATTGTCTTTCCATCCGCCATCATTTTTCATATTAACACCCATAACACCGCTAGATATATTTATAGTTGTTATGAGTTGTTTAATATGTTTATTCTTTTTGAGATAAGACTCTTTCTCTGATATAGACATCATATCATCAAAGACTTTACCTGTCTTCGTATTCTCAAATGTGTATATTGGCATTAACTTTTAAATGGGTCTTTTTTTGTAAAGTATTTGTCAAGCATTTGTAATTGGTCATCATACTCTGCGATAACTTTCAATTCTTTTTCTGCTTCTGTAAGAACATCACCATGTTCGCCAATACCCACAGGTTTTTGTAAAATAACTTCTACATTTAACTTGTGTTTTTCAATATGGCCTTCGGCATGTTTTCTTAATGCTTCAATCATTTCTTCACGCATGTTTAACTCCTTCTATATACCA